TCTATAGGGAGCTAACTTACTGTATTCAGGCATCTTCTTTCCTCTCTGGGTTTATGAGTTCAAAATAAAATTTTTTGTTTTCTATGTGTTCAGCTACAATCTCCATCATTTCATCAATAGATGTTTTGTCGTTAAATACATCTTCTTCAGTCATAATGCAGAGCTTCATAACCTGAACGTGTTTAGCTGGTTTTTTGCTTTTTGACATTTTTATTTTTGCCTAGTGCTAGTTTTATAACTTTTTGTAGCCTACCAGACTTCATAAGTTTGTCCAGCTTTTTTAATGTTGGTTTACTCACAAGCCTGACCTAAAAGTTAAATTGATTCTTTCTTCGGCTAAAGGTAAGTTAGGCACAGCGTGAGTGCTTTTCATTTGACTCAAGCCGTCAAACATTAGTACGTCTCCATGTTCTAAAATGTAGTGTGTTTCTTTTTTAAGAAAGTTTTCTTTAAAATAAATGTCGCTGGTGTTAGTGTGGTCTTTTATATTATTTTGATATTCTCGCCACACAAAAACTCTAGGTGCACCAAAACTAATACTAACTACCACGTCTTCTAAACTAGGAACTGTATCACTGTGGTGAGGTATGCCTTCTTCACCAGGATATAAACCACAAAGACAAAAGGTAAATTTAACTTCTTTATCGTAAACAGTAGAAGCTAATTCTTCAGCAGCAGTTTTTATACTTTCCATACAACGGTGATTAGTCCACGGTTCTGGATCCATGTGTTTACCAGCGTAATCAAATGGTGCGTCACCAAAGCCACGGGACGGTCTACCATAAACCATGCCATTTTTAGTTTTACGCACCACAGGTTCATCCCAACGGTCAAAGATGGGGTTGAAGTGTTTAAGTGCTCCCTTTAGGTAATGAATATTCTGCATCTACTGTTTCTTCTTTCTCTAGTTCTATCACTTTACCTGTAGGCAAAATGCCACCAGTTTCATGATAAAGTTGTTTCATACGTTCTAAAACTTCTTCTTTTGACATCACGTCTACTCTGTTCACGGTCAGTTCACTACGGTTAACATAAAGTCCTGCTGCTTTACCCCTAGCGACCTCTGCAGTTACTGCAGCAGACCACGCACCATTACGCATAGCTCCCTCTCTTATATCTTTTAAGTCTGTAAGATGAGTAGCTAAATCTAGTTCTACTTTTTTACTAGCCTTTTCTTGTAGAGCTTGTATCTTTTGCTGGACTAAAGGGTTCTGGTCACTAGCCAATACATACCCTGCTTTAACAGCATTCTTTTCACTGTACCCAGCAGCGATTGCTGCTTCCTTTTGCGACATGCCCTTTGCGACATTTTGTGCAAATTTTTCTTGTTTAGGTGTTAATTTTTGTTTCTTCATTCAAATGTTTAAAAGCTAATAGTAACTTAAGATTGTTTTCGCGTCTAGTCCTAAATGTTTCTTGAGTGTCACTGCTTTTACTAAGCAATAAAATCTCAAAAGGAATGGCATAAAAATGATCCCTGTAGTAGTCTTCAATGCTTTTGATGGTCATACTCATATTATAACTTAATTTGCTAAAACTATTTTCTTCTTCTCTAGATCAAAAATAGGCAGCTTTTTAAATACTTCAAAAGTGCAATCTAATATAGCCTCAACCACTAAGGCGTCATCTTCGCTGAGTGGTCCAATAATTTTTAACCGTATGTGAGGGTGGACTTTTTTACCCTGAGCATGTTCGTGAAGAATTAAAGGTAGCACAGGATATTTCAATCTACGAGGGTCATAACCAAAGTTTTGTACAGTTTCTAAAAAGTGGTCGATGTTGATGGTTCTGTTGTATTTCTTTTCTATGGCTACTTCGTTGGCTGCCACTAAATCATCATAAGACATAACTCTAGGATCGCTGTAAAAACTGTTCTCTAATTCCACTACTCAACTCTCCAAACTCTTAACATCTTTTTACCGTCTTCAGTTACGGTGCGTGTAGTTAAACGAACACGGTGTCTTTGATTATAGGCACTAGCAGCAGTGCGTAAACGTGTGACTTCTACTTCGTCTTCGTCGTAGGGAATAGCAAAACTTTGTCCAACTTCAAGTCTGTGGAAACTCCACTTTTCTTTGTAGTTTGGTTTTGGTACTTCTATTCCGCTTTCTATTTCAGGTTGCATATTCTTCTCCTATAAGTATAGTATATATAATAAGTTAATTCCTATAAAGATAATAGGTATGATGTATAAAAATTTTAAGCCGTTTTAAGCGTTTGATCTTATAACCTAATAGGTAGGTAGCCTTTTATAAATCAAAGCCTTATATAGCGTCACAGGGCTTCTAGGTAGCCTGATTACTATAAAAGGGTACTTTAAAAACCTTAATACACCTGTATTTTGAAGTTTTATTCATAACAGCTTTGACCACAGACTTAGCTATTTGATTGCGGTGTTCTTCAATCCACGCATAAAAATCATCTGCTTGCGATATAGGGTGGTTAGTATCTACCTTCACTAGAAGTCGTGCTGGTGTTCCTTTAACTTCCTTTGGGTTATGGTAAACCATTTCCCAAAGAAGTTCGTAGTTTTCGTCAGCCTTTTTTAACATAACCTAATTTAATATCATACTTGATATCGTTCAAATTTAATACACCTTTGTCTAAAACATCTTGTATATTTTTAATACCTTCGTATTGCTTCATACGTTCTTTATTCTTAGCGGACATAGGAACTTTATCGGTACGACTAAGTTTTTGACTTGTATCGTAAGGGTCACGAGCTGTTACCACATTACAATAATTATTAGGTTTGCGAATCTCAACACTGGTTTGATAATCACGCTTCATATCCATCTCCTCTGGCTTAGTAGCCATTTTAGTAAAAAGATTCCAAAGTTTAATTTGACAATCTTTAAGGTTTTTAAAACTTTTAAGTTTACGATTAGCAAACTGATTGTAAACCTCAAGAGCTTTTGATTCAGGTGTTACACAGTTCTTCTCTGACATAAATGCAGGGTCACCAATACGTGGGTAACCCTGAACAATTTTATGTAGTTCTTTCATATGAACTTTCACCACCCTTGAATAATCAGGGGTGGTGAAACATAGAAACTCTATGGAGTTATGCTGCTTCTGCATACTCTATAGCTTTAACCATAGCACGGTTTTTAAGACTAGCTCTAGCACCGAACCAAGCGTTATGCATTGCTGCGTCACGGTCATGACCCCACTTATGGTCTACCACGTAGGTAACTGCATTGACAGCACCCCACCACGTACCTTTAGAACTCTTAAGGTTAGCTCCAGGTTGTTGCTCAAGAGCCTCGTAAACTTTATGAGGAGTACGTTGAAACTCTTCTAAGGTTCTAAGTTTAGACTCTGCTTGAGCTATGTCAATATTCTTACTGTTCTCTACCAGTATTTTTTCTTGTAGAGCAAGTTTAGGCTGTAGTAAATCAGCAATGTAACTTACAACTTTATTTTCGTTGTATTGCCTACTACTTAAGAACTCAGCACTTTGCTTGTACTCATCAAGGCGTGTACTTGCTAAACCTAAAGCCTGCTCTGCAGAAATGATAAGGTCTTGGTCAAATACTTTAGTGTGAGGCATTTTAAATGCAGGTTGACTCCTGTCAGCTAAAGCCATAGACAAAGTATTATTACACACCACACGGACTGGTGTAAACCTAATCTCGTTAGACTTACCCCACTCATGGGACACGGACACTAGTAAGTAGCCTTCAACTCTGTCGTCACCAGGCAAGGTAAAGCCGTCATTGATTTCAGCTAACCCCCATATTTGCCGACCACCACGTAAAGAACCAGCAGTGTGCATATTCATATCACCAGCGTCGGTAAACTTTTTAAAGAATGTAAAAGCATCCGAGTTTTGAGTAGGTATAAAACGCTTACCACACGGTCCAAGAATACTGTTATCACTATCACGGACAAGCATATAGTGATCATCAGACATAATAAGATCGTCAGCTACTTCGCTGTCCGCATTATTATATGTGAATATATTACGCTTACTCACCGACCAATCTAGGTTAGCTTGTTTAAGCATCTCTTCAGGGGTTAGGTCGCTACCGACTTTAACACCTAGCCCATGCCAAGGTACTTCCCCAGCGTAAGCCATAGTCTCAATATTATGAGCCATATTATTTCTCCTATAAATGCCTAGTAGTTATTTACTAGGTACTTATAAGTTTACTTAGAACTACTAA